GTGACTGCAAACTTAGGTACTTACGCTTATTTGTAACGACAATCTAAACAAAACCCGACACAGTGAACAAAAAAGAAGCCCTAGCGCAACTAAAAGAACACCTGAGCGAAGCCCCTGTTGGCCTTGGCCTAAAAGAATACGCCTTGAAGTCATGGGAAGAGCAGGCTGAAGATGTAGATGGTGGACATTGGATGAACGAGGTGTTTATGGTTTGGATTTCCTCAAAGGAAGGTCCTGATTTTTGGAACGCAATTTCCAATAAAGACTGGCAAGAAGCTCTAGACAAATGGCAGGGAAACGACACCGCCCAACACTGCCGCACCAACCCCGATCGGTATGAGCAGCCCAAGCAAATTGACAAAGATATAATCGATATGGTGGTGGACCTTTGGGGTAGTGATTTCGCAATTAAATACTGCGGAATAAGAGCTATTCAATATAGAGAGGAATTATTATTAAATCCAGAACAGCCGATTGAGCTCGACCTTGAAAAAGCGAAGTGGTACGAGGCGAAGGCTAAAGAGTTGAAACAAAAACCGAAGCCATGAGTGCGACAAACAACACCCCACCCTGCCCGAACAAAGAAAAGTGCGATAGGATAATGGCGAGGCAAATGGATGATGGGAGCTGGAAGTGCATTAGATCGGGGTGTGAATTGATCTGGAAGGAGATAAAATAGTTGTGTCCCGTTAAATTTTAGAATATGAGAATAATCGGAGGATATCAAAACACCAAAACCAATAATGAGGATTTTGCAATAACGCCTTATTTATTTGGTGTTAAAATGGTTGGTTACCAAATTAAAGTTATTGGATTAGGTTTGTGTTGGGGATACGCAAGCGTTTATTTAGGGCTTGGTTTTAGTATTCCTAAAGACATCCCATCATTTAAGGTGCTACGATAATTCACCACAACACCCAAACAACAACAACCAAATGAAAAGAGTAATAATCGAAAGCCCCTACGCGGGCAACATCAAAAAAAACCTAGAGTATGCCCGTGCTTGCGTTAAGGACAGTTTAAGAAGAGGCGAAGCACCCATAGCGAGTCATCTACTATACACTCAGGAAGGCATACTAAACGATTTAATCCCCGAAGATAGAAAGCTAGGCATTGATGCTGGATTGGCTTGGACTGAAGTAGCCGAAGCCCATATCTTTTACATAGATCATGGGTATAGTCGAGGCATGGAGCAAGCCCGAAAGATTGCCGACAAAAACAATATACCCATCGAAGAGCGTACAATTTATTGATATTGCAAACGCACCATTTATGAATATAACAAACGAAGACAATATGGAGTTAATGGCGAGGTATGAAGATAACTACTTTGATCTGGCTATTGTTGATCCTCCGTATGGGATAGATTTGGCTAATATGAATATGGGTATAGGCAACACGCCAAAGGCATCAAAGGCTAAAAACAGAAAATGGAAAGCTAAAGACTGGGATAACGCAACGCCAACAAAAGAATATTTTAAAGAACTATTCAGGGTTTCAAAGAATCAAATTATTTGGGGTGGTAATTACTTTAATCTACCACCATGTAAAAAGTTTATAATTTGGGATAAGGAGATACCAGAAGGGCTTTCTTTTTCTGATTGTGAGTTTGCTTGGACATCTTTTAGTGGAGCTAATAAGATGTTTAGATACAGTGCTTACAGAAATAAGTCTGAAAAATTTCACCCAACTCAAAAGCCGCCTAGCCTTTATGATTATTGTTTAATAAATTTTGCCAAAGAAGGTGATAAAATACTAGATACCCACTTAGGCTCTGGATCAATAGCGATAGCCTGCCATAACCGTAAGTTTGACTTAACAGCGTGTGAACTAGACAAGGAATACTTCGATGCAGCAATAAAAAGAATAGAGGCACACAAGAGGCAACTAACGATGTTCTAATAAATTTCCCCGTTAATAATCCTAATATTGCTCACTCGGAAGTTATCACCCGTCATTTGAACAAAAGCGAATCCGTGTGAGCATCTGAGTTTTGCCGTGCCATCATAATCAGCATCTAGGTTACAAAGCGCCCCCGTAGTATAACAGTTAATCGCCTCGCCCTTTCCATTGTTAGCCGTGTAGGTGTCTACTTGATGTACGTGCCCATGTAATGCGCTAACCTTCATTTTATTCATCAAGGCCCTCGCAGGGGTCACAGACCCTCCAAACCTACCCGCTACTTCATGCCCGTGTATAACGGTTAGTTTGCCTAGTCTAATCCATTGCCATTCGTGGACAATTTCTATTTTTAATGCTTCGCAATGAAGCATCGCTGGAAGCCCTAAGTTTTGGCCGTATTCCATCTCCAAAAGTCTCGCCAACTCAGGACCGCGCGACCAGATATATTTGTTCCAACGCGCTTCGTGGTTTCCAAATTTGTAAACAATGCGACAAGTGGGAAACTCGCGCCTTAGCCAATAAAGAAATTCCCTAGCCCCTTGGACTTCATCAGCCGCCCCCATCTTCGTGCCTATCTTGCTGAAGCTGGATATTTGCCAAAAGTCAATTAAATCACCGTTGATGATAATCGTATCAACTTCTTTTTCTTTTCCGAATCCGAGAGCGCATAATAACGCATCTCGATCGTAGTATGGATAATGAATATCCGAAATAATCAAAACGCGCTGAGAACCTTTAATATTAAAGTCCTCGCGCTTTTCAACTTTGGATTCTGGAAGGTGCATTCCTAATTTAACCAGCTTTCCAATATCAACAACGGGAGCGTCAAATAATAATTTTGATGTGTTGTTTTTTCCATTGGCATTTAATCGGCTACGGATAGCGCGCCTTATTCTTTCAATATCGGCTGAGGTATATCGAGAAGGGTTTTCCGCAACAATTTTCTTGGCTAGTCCGAGTTTTGAAATAGTATTATTGATTAGCTCCTCCTTGTGATTAAGGATGTAATCCACGATAATCTGGTCAACTTTCATTGCTTGCATTGATTAGGAAGTTTATAAACGCTTTATCTAAGTGCTTTATCCTTCGGAGGTTTTCTTTTTCCTTAGCGCGGGCTGACCTTATTTCCGATTTAGAGCTATTAACGCCAAGATTTTGAAAGATTATGGCGTTGATATGTAGAATTTCGTCTATTGCAGCTCTAACTTCTGGGTCTGAATAATAGGGCGTTGGTAAATTCATTTGTCAAAAATATGCAAATTAATTATTTAACTAATTAAGAATTAGTTATATCCGCAGACAGATTAAATTTGTAACTTTGCCCAATAGGTAAATGACCGCTAACGTTTGTATATGAGCCGTTGAACACAGAACTAATTTAATAAATGCAAAATTATGAATAAAGAAAAACAACCCAAAGAAGTTAAAGACAATGGCTTATATACATTGTTAGATGCTGGGCAAAAGGTAACGCTTGATGCAGACTTATCAAATGACAGTGTTGTTTGGGTTATAAAACAAACGCCTAAAAGAATGTACACGACTGTAACAAATGGAAAAGGTAGGTGGGAAGTTATGACTTATAGATTAACGCCTTGCACATAGCACCGAAATAAAAACAACATAGGTAAATGACATGAGCGCAAAAAGATACACCGAAGAAGAAAGAAAGGCATTAGCCGAAAGTATTATTTCGGACATCTCAGAAAGGAACCTGAGCGCAAACGCTGCCTGCAAAAAACATAATGTAAAAAACAGCTCTTTCCTTCGATGGGTTGCGGAAAGCGAAGAGATTGCGGACAAATACATGCGCGCGATGCAACTGCGACAAGATGCCCTATTCGATGAAATCATTGAGATTGCAGATAGCCAAGAGGAAGATGTTAGCTATGATGCCGATGGTAACAAGATAATCAATCACAATATTGTTCAGCGCAACAAATTACAGATAGATGCTCGCAAGTGGTCATTAGCAAAAATGAACCCTCGAAAGTACGGCGACAAGATAGATGTGGTAAGTGATGGCGAAAAGATAAACCAAATAGTCCCCCCGTGGATGAAGGCAGCCGATGCAGGTAAATCCGAATCTTAAATTTTTACGAGACAACTACCTAAAAACGCGAATCTTTGTTCTTCAAGGTTCGACCAGATCGGGCAAGACGTACAGCGTTGTTCAATTCCTTATCGAATTATGCTACACGTATCAAAATGCGGGGATGGTCATAACGATAGCAAGAGCGACCTATCCAAGTTTAAGGGGTTCGGTAATGCGCGACTTCTTCCAGATACTTAGCGATTTCAACGGGTATAGCGAAAGGAATCACAACAAGACTGAATCGACCTATCAATTGGTGGGCAACATGATTGAGTTCATTTCTTTAGACCAACCGCAAAAGATACGAGGACGAAAAAGGGATATCGTATTTATAAACGAGGCCAACGAAATAACATTGGAGGGCTTCAATCAATTACTTTTCAGAACCACTGCCTTTTGCATTCTTGACTTCAACCCCTCAGACCCCGAACACTGGATTTATGACGATGTACAAACGAGGGAGGACTGCAAGACTTTAGTAACTACCTACCTCGACAACCCCCACCTTCCCGACACTATCATTGCGGAAATCGAAAGGTTCAAAAAGATAGACCCCGATTATTGGGCCGTCTATGGCGAGGGAAAGAGGGCGGCAGGACGTAAGGGGCAAATCTTCCGCAACTTCCAAAAGGTTAAAGAGATTG